CCAATTGATAAAATGGCTTAAACACTAGGTTTTACTAGAGGTTTGAGCTTTTTTTGTACTTTATTTTAAATATGTTACTTGTTTATATTTGCTTATATTTGTTTATATTTATTCATATTAAAAGTTGTCAAAAAGTTGTCAAAAAAAGTTACTCATTTTAGAGCAACTTTTTATTAAAATTTTCTCTATTTAATTCTAATTTATTTTTAATAAAATCTTCAATATTTTTATTATTTCTCAAAGCAACTTTATCAAGATGAATATAGACTTTATTCAACATCTTACTATCCGTATGGCCCATGTAATATTCAGCTTCTTTTAAATTGATTCCTGAATAATAAAGTAGGGTAGCGTATGTATGTCTAAATGTGTAAGGTGTAAAGCCATCTTCTTTAAACTCAATATTCAACTCCCAAGCTTTCATTCTTATCTTATCTTTGATTTTCTTAACTAGCCACTTATAAGATTGATTAGACATGTATTCATCTTTCTTGCTAGAGAGATTAGTAAATAGCTTGTTAGTTTGTATGCTAGAAAGATAATATTTAACAAAAGGCAGAATATTAGCAAATAGAGGTATGTCTCTAACGCTTTTATCATTCTTTGTAAACTGTTGAAAGATTGCTTGATTAGAAACATAAACAACAGTCTTATTTATTCTAACATATCCACTATTAGCTTCTAAAAAGAAATCATCTTTAGTAAGTGCTCTTGTTTCTTCAGGACGTAACCCACAATATTTGCTTAAAACAACAAACATCTTTTCTCTATCATTGAAATCAGCTACTTCTGTTAAATAAAATTCTTCATCTGTTAAAATTCTTTTTTCTTTAGCTTCTAATTTAGGTTTAACAATTCTTCTACATGGATTTTTAGTAATAATATCATCATCAACTGCATTTTCCATGATTTGATTTAAAGTCATATATACTTTATTTGCAGTATTAGGATGATCTACTAAATCGTTGATAACCAATTGCACATCAGTTTTCTTGATTTTTGACACTTGCATATAATCAATCCTAGTAAAATGATTATTAATAATAGATTGATAACTTGCAACGCTTTTAGCACCTATCATAGGTTTCTTTGATTTAAACCATCTCATTTTATAATCCTTAAAAAGAACATTGGGACTTTTTAATAATAAGCCTTGTTCGTATTTAACTTTTAATTCTATTATTTTTCTATCAATTTCTTTGATAGTTTTTCCATAAATATAATATTTTTTATTTCCTAAAGTGACGGAAGTGATATATCTTCCATCTTTTCTTTTTGTGTACTTAGCCATAATTACTTTATCTCCTTTGTTTTGAATCTTTCATTCCATACGCAAAAGTGATAAAATAAACATGTGCATGGAATGATGATAATAAATATGTGGTAGTATTTTGCATTTTTTCGTGCCTTGAACAATGGTTGCAGCCATTGTTCTTTTTTATTAATAATTAATATTTTTAGCTTCAATATCAACGAGCACTTCACAATCATTGATGCTACTGTTGATTAAACTATTAGAAGATGTACCAGTAAGTTCGTTGATATTATCATCAGAGATATTTTTGTCAACAACTTTAAGTAATTGTTTTAACATGATCTGTGCATTATCGTTCGTATCTGCTGTTAAATATATTCTCAATGAATCTCTGCTCCAAACACCATAATTAACAATTTCTATTTTATATCCGTTAAGAGTTCCTTTTTTTCCGATAGCATTTTTAAATGCATTTAATCTAAACTCAACTCTATAGTCCTCACCTTGAATATTCATTTTTTGAACATCAGCAATAGAAGTATTGTATTTCTTTTCGTAGTTAGAAATAAATTCATCAATTATTTTATATTTATTTACTTTTTTCGATTTAGTCTCAATCTTTTCTTTATTTTCATTAGTTTCATTGTTAGTAGATGAAGAACAGCCAACAAAAGAAACCATAAGTGAAAGAATTAATAGTAATTTTATAAATCGCATATCATCGCACCTTTCTTATTTTAGATAAAGTAAAATCAGGGAGGTGATTATCATGCCTAAAGAAGAATACATAAAATGTATTATAGAAATGTTGAAAAACATCTATGATCTAAAGACATTAGAACTAATCTATAATATTGTTCAAAAGTATTATAGAAAATAGCAATCAAAGAGGAATTATTGTTCCTCTTTTAAAAATACATTTGTGATGTATTTTAGAAAAACATCTTTTTCCTGATCACTTAACTTCAAAAACTCTTTAATTAACTTCAAATGCATATCTTCTAAATTATATTCTTCTTTTAGCGCTTGTAACAAAGCATCATCAGTTTCAACAAATATATCTCCAGTTCCTTTAACTAGCCAAGAATAATTAACATTAAATTCCTTACAAATAAATTTAATCGTTTGTTCACTAGGATTACTTTTATTCTTTTCAATTGAACTCATAGATGATTTTTTTATTCCAATCTTAGAACCAAAAGCTTCTTGGCTTAATCCTAATTCTTTTCTTATATATAAAATTCTATCTCCTATTTGTTCCATTTTTAATTTCTCCTTTCAATTGAATTATACAACGTAAAATAAAAAAGTAAATAAAAAAGTACGATTATCAAACATTGAGTATTGACAAAGTACGACTACAAGACTATTATATAGTTGTAAAGTTTGATAGACGTACAAGAGAGGTGAAAATATGAAAGAAGCACAAAAAGAAGATGCTAAAAAAGAAAAAATTGAAAAGCTAGTTGTTGTAGCAAAACAAATGAACTCAGGTGAGATTCAACGTATTACTGACATTGCTAAAGGAATGCAATTAGCAATTCAAACCAAAAAGGGCAATTAAAAGAAAAATTAAAGAAAGGGGGCTAAAAAAATGCAAAATACTACCACATATCCCAAAAAATACATGTCAATCAAGGAATTGCTTCCTTATGGATTCACTCGATGTGAATTGAATGAATACATAAAGATAAAAGGTTTTCCTGCTTACAAAGCTCCAGGGAAAACTGCTCCATGGAAAATAGATACCACTAAGTTAGATTCTTGGTTAATGCGTAGATTTGGAGTTAAAGAATCATAAGTAAATTCATTCCTGGGCTTGTAAGAGCCTATGTCGTTAACAATACTCGTTTGCACTGATTTACTAATTAAAGCCATGAAAAAAGATGTAGGCTCTTATGAGCTCAGGAAATAAAAAAGTAAAGGGGAAATCAAATTATGGAAAGTAAAAACAACACATTAGCAATGCAAAGAGCATTATTAAAAGAACATTTTGATATAGAGTTGAAATGTTTCAAAGGATTGGCAAAAGGGTATATCATCGCAAAAAATGCATTTTTAGAATCTTCAGCAGAAGAAATATCAAAAAAGATGGATGATTATGATTATTCATCAAAAAAAGCGTTAATTCAAGCCGCACATGTTGAAGAAATCGCTGACACAGCGATGATATTAAAAATAATCACACCAGATGAAAACACAAAAATAAAATGCATGCTAAATGATATTTTTAATGGTGTGTATCAAGAAAGCAGTGATAAGCGTGATTGAAAAGTTAAGTGCTAGAGGTTTAGCAACGATATGTGCTGGAATCATCTTTGTTGGTAAAGTGATAGTTATTTTAATAAATGTAATTTTATAGAAAGGAGAAATTAAATGGATGATGTAAAAAAAGAAAAAGCAAAAGTCGTATTGCTAAGCTCAATTGCGGTTTTAGACATTATCACTAATTTAGCGGTGTTAAAAAAAGGCGCTTTTCCAAAAAGAAAAGCACCTAAGAAAATTGATCCTAATGTGACGGCTGCGATTCTAAATTCGATTGTGTGCAACTCCATTCGTGATAAAGGCGGAGAAGCTCTACAGCACAAGAAAATGATGTAGCGATGATTTGGGTGTCTTTTTCATCGGAAAAAGTATTTTCAAAAAGAGAATCATTAACATTAGAGCTAACACGAATGCTTATATCTTTAATCAATTCAGGTGTTAATGTTTTTAGAAAATCATCAAAATCTTTAGGCATTATTTTCACCTCACTTTTAAATAAATTTCAGTATCTGCAAATACTGATAATTAAATTATAAAAGTGAAGTAAAAGAAAGTCCAAAAGAAAGGAGAAAAACAAATGAAACTATCAAGAAGAGGAGCAATTACTATGATCACTGCAGGTATTGCTATCGTTCTAGGATTCGGAACCTTAGCAATCAATCTAGCTTCAACCAGTTCGAAGCTAGAAGAACAAACAGCACAAATGTCGCTTCTAAAAGAGGAATACAACTCTATCTATAATGAGTTGAATGCCGAAAAGGAAGAAAGAATAAAATATCAAAGATTGTATGATGAAGTTTCTGTAAGAAATGAACAATTAGAAGCTGAATTAGAAAATTGAAGAAACCTTGGCCAGTTTACTATTACGTATTACTGGCCAGGAGAGGATAGGTACGGAGCTTTGACCTCCACTGGCATCCAAGCAACCGAGGGAACGACTGTAGCGGTTGATCCTGCAATCATCCCCTATGGTTCAAAAATAAAGATAGATGGAAAGGTGTATATAGCACAAGATTGTGGTGGTGCGATAAAAGGCAATAGAATAGATATTTTTGTTGAAAACCCAAAGCATCAAAAACAAAGCGTTGAAATTTATATCAAGGAGAAATAACTATGAGTAAAAAAACTATGGAAGAATTTGTTAAAGAAAACGGAACATATGACGAAACAGAAGATTCTTATTCTTTTTCATGCAGTCAAGCTGACGCAGTAAAAGAAGATGTTGATTTATCACATGAAGCTTTTGGAATGAAAATTATCATGACAAAGAACGGTTTTGGAATTAATGCGTACTTTGTTGAAGATGAACTAGCAAGAGCTGCTGAAAGTCTAAAAATATCTGTAAAGGATATTATGAAATTTGGTGATTCGGCTGTTCAACTAGTTCAAGAAGAACTAAAAAAACTAAGAAGAAAAGCAGAGTTTGTATCTTCTGTGGATCTTGCTACAAAAGCAAGTGACATGTATTCAAGAGGATGTTCAATGGAAGAAATTCATGATTTTATTATAGAAAACATGCCTGGAGAACTTCCAAAAGAGGCACATGAAGAGCTTAAATCTATTTTATCGCAATTTTATTAATAACAAGCATTATTGCTTGTTAGCAAATACAAAGGATTCCTCTATAAATATTGTATGTATATTTAAAATCACCATCCCTTTGTGTTTGCTAAGAGGTAATAATAAACCTCTAGGCACCGTTTTTATTCATGTGATACTTCCCTGTAACATTATTTGAATAAAAAAACACAAACATTTAAAGAAGAGCAAGTGACATAAAAAAAGTATTTCTAGCGTTTTTTACTCAACGGTGCCTTATTTTTCAATAAAGGGGTGATTTATATAGATAAGATAAGTTAATAAAAAGAAGACAACAAATAAATGTCGTCTTCTAAATTCAGTTTCAAACAAATTATAGCAGTAAAAATATTAAATGAAAAGAGGAAGAAAAATGTTAGCAAAAGCAATAGAAAAAATTCAAGAATTATCAAACGCCCAAGAAAACTGTCGTGTAGAAGAATGTAATCTTTTTGGTGAAAGATATATTCATCAAGGAGAAAATCTTACTCGCTTCACAGTGCCAAGAATTAATCCTGTTGAAGTAAAAAGCCTTACAGCGCTTAAACAAATGATCAAAAACTTCATTGAAAATGATAGTACAGCAATTAATGTTCATTTGCCAGTAATTATAACTGCCGAAGGAAATAATATCAAAGTATACACTTCTATAGATAATACATATGGAAGACAATTAATTTTTGAAGCAAACCCAATTATTCCAAAGGCTATTTTGAACAGATTCATTCCTGCTGAACAAATGATCATTAACGTTAATACTTGTTTTGTACAAGACAAAAACACTGATAATTTTATTCAAAGCATATCTAAACTATATAAAGTGAGCAAAGTTGAGGCAGTTGATAATGGAATTGGAGCACAATTGAAAGTGACAGAAGGAGTTAATACAAACGAAGCTGTTACAATCAATCCGATTGTTGCGTTAACGCCTATTGGAACTTATCCAGAGCTTAATCAAATCAGAAGAAAGTTTAATTTAAGAGTGGATCATGATGGAGAGGTAGCTCTAATGGTATGTGATGAAGGAATCTTTGAAAGAAAAGTTCAAGATGAATTAAAAGATTACTTTAAATTTGCTCTTGATAAAGAAATTGAAAGAAAAGATGTAATTCTTGCTTTATAGATAGGTGATCAGTATGAATAGAAATAGATCTATATTGGATATTGAGGGTGGAAATATCATCCGACAAATCGATAACGCATTAGAGCAAGTGATGTTCAATATCAATGATGAAAGCACGGATTTAAAGGCGAGAGAAATTAAGGTAAGCATTAGAATCACACCAAACAAAAAAAGAAATGAATTGACAGTAGGGTATAAGGTTACACCAAAACTTTCACCTAAGTTAAACGAACCTATTACATTAGTAAATACGAGAGAATTCGAACCTGCGACAGGTGAGTTCTTAGGTTCAAAACTTTCAGAATTAGGTGGTGTTGTTCAAGGCCAAATCAATCTTGATGGTGAAGTTGCTCCAGAACTTCCACCAATTGTTGTTGGTTCAAGGCTGCAAGAAAAAAGAAAAGTAGTAAATGCAAATAATAAGTTTCAAGGGGCTATAGAATAGCTCCTAAAAAAAGGAGTTATTTTATATGGGAAACATTCAAAAAAAAGACGGGTTTATATTTTATAAAAGCTTTTATGATTCAATCAACGCACTTGATGAATCAATGCAGCTTGAGGTTTATAAGGCACTTGCCGAGTATGGTTTGACAGGTGAAATGAGGGATGATCTATCACCAATAACAAAGGCACTTTTAACGGCTATGATTCCTACAATTGATAATGCAAATAAACGTTATGTTGCAAGTGTTGAAAATGGAAAAAAGGGTGGTCGACCTAAGAAAAACAAAGAGGTTGTTCAAGAAATAAAAGAAAACCTAGAAGAACCTAGTCATAACCTAGAAAAACCTAAACAAAACCTAAAAGAACCTAACCCTAACCCCTATGTATCTGTATCAGTATCTGTATCTGATACAGATACATTGATAAAAGATAAAAAGATAAAAGAGAAAGATAAAACTGAGGAGCAGGCTCCTCGTTTAAACTACATTACTGAATGTCTTTTAAAAAAAGATTTAATATTAGAAGATGAAGTGAGTTTTGTTGATGACCTTGTAAATACGTATCAGCAATCTTTTAATGGCATTGATATCAATTGCAAGTGTGAGTATATTTTGAAAAAAATGAAAACTAAACATTTAAAAAATCGGATGAATTATTTTAAAAGTGCATTTGAAAAGAATATTTATCAGGATTTTCAAAAAGAAAGCAACTATGTAGAACCGGTTGAAAAAATACCGATTGATGATGAAGCACTTTCTATGCTTGAAAAGTACGATTAGGAGGAAAAGAGCATATGATTGTTCAGGTTGTACAGGAAAGCCCCCAAGAAAAAATTAGAATTGGTGGGACAAAGGATTGTAACAATGAGTTTATTCTTTTATCAGCAATTTCTTTGCTTGTGTATGTTTCTAAAAAAGAAAATTTAGGAGTAGACGAATTGTTGGACAATTGTCATTTAAAAATCAAAGAAATGAAAGTAAAAAATTTATAAAGTAATAAAAATGTAAAAATATTCAAATATGAGGAGAATGGACATGGCGAAAAGAAGAGTAAAAACGTTCAAAGGTCAAAAAGAAACATTGCCAATCAAAGATAAGAGATTATTGAATTCTTTTATGAATAATCTTCTTTTAAAAAGAGACCTTGCAACAACCGATGTAAAAAGATATCAAGCTGATCGTAATTATATGATTGCCTTATTAGGCTTCAATACTGCTTTTAGAGCAAATGATCTTTTACAGTTAAGAGTTATTGATGTAAAAAAGGGCTATGTTCATATCAAAGAGCTTAAAACAGGCAAAATGCAACATTATCGTATGGATAAAAGGCTTCATAAAGATGTTTTGGATTACATTGAAAGAAATCATCTTGCTGATCATGATTATCTTTTCAAAGGTCAAAAGAAAAAACAATCAGGTATTTCTTATGTTTTGCCTTTGACACGTGAAATGGGCTACAAAATCATGAAGAAAAATGCAGATGAAGTCGGTGTTGTTTCTACTTTTGGAATGCATTCCCTTAGAAAAACGTTTGGATATTTTTATATTAAAAATGGTGGCAATGTTATTACTCTCATGAAAATGTACAATCATGATGAACCAGCAACAACACTTAGATATGTCTGTTGGGAAAACGATGATGCAGAAAAAGAAAGAAGCAGAGTATACATTGCTGCTACAAAATAGAAGTGAGGTGGAACAATGCCAAGAAATAAACTAACGGATATGCACAATATCTTGATGGAACAATTAGAAAGACTGAACGATGATGATCTTACGGACGAAGAACTTCAGGCCGAAATAAAAAGAAGTAGAGCAATGGCAGATATTAGCGCACAAATTGTCGATAACGCTAGAGTCCATATTGAAGCTGCCCAATTTCAAGCTGATTACAATCGGGAAACTCCTGTGCTTCCCAAAATGTTAGGCATTGAAAGTAAAAAATGAGTATGAGATATACGCAGGAAATGCGTGATTACATCATTGAAATAGCTCCTGGTCGATTGAATTCTGAAATAGCGGATATGTTCAATAAAAAGTTTGGAACGAATTTGAGTGCTAAAACTATAAAAAGCTACAAGGATAACCATAAAATTATATCTGGGATTTCTAAAATAGATTATTCTAGAATTAAACACAAAAAGCTTTTGAATGATGAACAGGTCGAATATCTGAAAAAGATTTATCAAGGCATCAGCAATAGAGAGTGTACAAGACTGATGAATGAAAAATTCAATACTTCTTTTTCATGTCAGCAAATAAAGGCACAAAAAAGAAATCTTCATTTAATTTCAGGGCTTACAGGAAGATTTGAAAAAGGATCTAGACCAGCAAATCCAATCCAAAAAGGAGAACATCTTTCGGTTGAAACCGAATTTCAAAAAGGACATACTCCTAAAAACTGGGTACCTGTTGGTGCTGAAAGAAAAAGGTCGGATGGATATATTTATATCAAGGTATCTGATAAAAGAGGTGTCAAATATTCTCACTTGATCAATTGGAAACCAAAACACATTTTGTTATGGGAAAAGGAATATGGACCTATTCCAGAAGATAAATCACTATTATTTTTAGATGGAAACAAGGAAAATGTAACACTTGACAATCTTGCTTTGATTACAAAAGCACAAAGACTGATCATGTGTAATAAGAAGCTGATTTATGATGATCCTAAACTTACAAAAGAAGGAATATTAATTGCTCAAACGTTAGATGCTACCTACAAGAAGCAAAATGAGTTGAAAGAAAAAAGGAGTGAAATACATGGAAATAAAAAATCAATTAAAAGAAATGTTTCAAATGCAAAGAACATTGAATGAAAACATTTTAAATGAATTCGGTGAAGAAGTAATGACCGAAGAAAAATTAGAATTAGCAATTATTGATGAATTAGGAGAACTAACGCATGAATTGAAAGGTGAATGGTGTTGGTGGAAAAAGAGCCAAAAGCCTGTAGATAGAAAAAGAGTATTAGAAGAATTAGTGGATGTCTATCATTTTGTTTTGACAAGTGAAATGACGCGGAGGTATTCAAGTAACGATGATACAATTGATATTATTTTAATTAAATATGAATATTCAATTAATCACTTTGATGAATTAGAAAAAGAAAGACTTGATTATTTAATCGGTGATATTTCATATAGTTATGATAAATTGAAAGTTTTATTGCAATTAACTAAGTGTTTACAATTTTCTTTTGATGAAGTCTATCAAGAATATCTAAACAAGAACAAAGTCAATTATGAAAGACTTAAAAATGGGTATTGATTATGACTGATAAAGAATGGGTTGAATTATGCAATGAACGTCATATAAAAGTTATTGATTTTGACTATAGAAACTGTACAAGAGATGAAGCTATTGCTGCTTTAGATTTATTAAAAGAAGCACATTCTATAGTATTTCCAAATCTTTATGACGAAGATAATAAGGCAACACATTATGAGTTGAAAAAAGAAAGGAAAAATTAGGAAATGACAATTAGAGAATATTTTAAAAGAGAAAAACATCCTGTTGAAAAATATTTAATTCAAAGAGCAGGAAAAGCAACAATAGTTGTACCAGAAGCAGAAAAAAACAATCTAAACAATCTAGATGGAAATCTATTGGATCGAGAAATAAAATCAGTTTCATTAGATTCAATGAATGAGTTCGATGAAGCGACGATTACTATCCGCGTTTAAAAAAAAGAGGTAACAAATGAAACATCCAAAAAGAATTAATTTAGCAATGAAAAAGTTGATTACCGCTAATGGATTGAATCCTAAAGACTATTGGTTCTTGAAAAATACAACCGACTCTTTAGTGATAATTCATAAAGAAACAAGTAAGGTAGTCACATTGAAAAAGTGAACAAAATAGCGTGTTTTACGATATTCAATGTTCACAGTTAAATTTTTAAAAGTAACAATCCCAAAAGTGTTGATAAATCAATAGAAAGCATGGAGTTTCAAGAATATAAAAAATTTAACACTTTTAGGGGTTATAAGTAATTTATTAAGTTATGTTTGGTGTAAAAAATTCTGTAAAATACAAAAAGATATTGTACTTTTAATAAATTTATAGGATAGCTGAGAATATTGAACATCTTTAGCGTGATTAAAAGAACTAAAAACACAAGGAGGATAACAAATGCATTTAACAATACACACATTACCAATTATTCGAAATGAAATTCGTACGTATAAGAGCTTAATTAAAGAACGTGACAAATTAATCAACGATTATGAAGTGCCTCTCAAAACACTTAGAAATAAACTTTTAGAGGTTGAAGAAAAATTGGAACTTATTAAGTCTCCTGGTAAAGGTGATGGCCTAGGTGGTTTTGTTCAAGATAGTGCTGACAAGTATAACTACTTGATTGATAAAAAGGATCAATTGAAAAAATCAATTGTTGATTATATTCAGTCAAATGAAAAAGATTACTTAGAAGATCTAAAACATTGGGATGTACGTATTGCTACTGTTGAGTATTATCTTAACAAGATGGATGCACTTGATAGAAAATTCATAGAGGACTTCTATTATAATCTTTCAAAGACTCAATGCTTACAACGTTACAATATTGTTAACAATAAAAGTCTTTACCGAAAAGCCGACAATATATTATTGAATTTACTAAAAAAAGATTAAAAAATTGCTTCTATGTGGAAGATTCCCCCTTTATTTGGTGCTATTATGTTATTGTGAAGTTTTCAAAAAGATGACATCCACAATGTCAACGCTTTGTCTTGAATTCATTTACGATTGATTTGTTGTCAATTGAAGTATTATGAAAAGCTCTTGTTTCAGGAGCTTTTTGTTTTGTTTAAAAATGGAGGTATAACTTATGGCAGTTAAAAGATTAGACAGAGATGGAGCACATAGAAAGCAATTTGAAAACAACAAGAAAAGAATATATGCTACTCAAACTATATGTGGGATTTGTGGAAAGCCAGTAGATTTTACTTATAAATATCCACATCCATTGTCACCATGTATTGATCACATCATACCAGTAGCAAAAGGTGGACATCCAAGCGACTTGGATAACTTACAACTAGCGCATATGACATGCAACAGACAAAAGAGTGACAAAATCTTTGCTAATAACACAATAAAAACCGAAAAAGTCATATCAAATAGAATACTGCCACAAATAATTGATTGGACTACATATCGAAGCAAAAAATAATCGTTTTTTAGGACGGGGGCATACCACCCCTAAAAATGCGTTCTACGGACTTCATGCCGTACTGTGAATATTTTCTCACGGATTATGAAAACGACTCTCAAAACGAAATTATGAAAGGAATAGAAGATATATGAAATACAAAGGAATGGGATATTTAAGAAGAAAACTTGCTAGTAGGAAAGAAAGATGCGAAACAAGATACGATTATTATGAAATGAAAAATAAAATGGTTGATATTTCAAGTGTAATACCGCCTGAATTTAGATGGTTAAAAGAATGTTTAGGATGGTGTTCAAAGGCTGTTGACTCTATTGCTGATAGAATTTCCTTTGTTGAATTTTCTAATGATAATTTCAATATGCAAGAGATATACGACATGAATAATCCTGATGTGTTGTTTGACAGTGCAATTATTTCATCATTGATTACATCATGTTCTTTTATTTATATTTCTCAAAAGGTTGGAGAAATACCTCGCTTACAGGTAATTGATGGAAGACATGCAACAGGGATTATTGATCCTATTACAAATATGTTGATTGAAGGATATGCTATATTAGAGGAAGATGTTCTAGGAAATCCTATTATTGAAGCATATTTTATTCAAGGAGTTACATATTTTTATGAAAGAGGTGAAAAACCTTATAAAATCAAAAATAAAGCTCCGTATCCATTGCTGGTTCCAATTATTAATAGACCTGATGCCAAACGTCCGTTTGGACATTCAGTTATTTCAAGAGCTTGTATTTCTATTCAGCAAGCAGCTATGAGAACTCTAAAAAGAAGTGAAGTTTCTGCTGAGTTCTATTCATTCCCACAAAAATATGTTTTAGGACTTGAACCAGGAGCTGAAATGGATAAATGGAAGGCAACTATTTCATCATTGATGCAAATCTCAAAGGATGAAGACGGGGACAAGCCTACTGTAGGCCAATTTGCCCAACAATCAATGGCACCCTATGTTGAACAGCTAAAAATGTTAGCCAGTCTTTTTGCTGGTGAAACAGGGTTGACATTAGATGATCTAGGTTTTTCTACTGAAAATCCATCAAGTGTTGAAGCAATCAAGGCACAACATGAAAATTTAAGGTTGAAAGCAAGAAAAGCTCAAAAAACCTTTGCTACAGGTTTTATCAATGCTGGATTTTTAGCAGCATGTTTGAGAGATGGTTATACATATTCAAGAGATCAAATTTATTTAACAAAAATCAAATGGGCACCGATTTTTGAACCAGATGCTTCAGCTCTTTCAGTTATTGGAGATGGAGCAATTAAAATCAATCAGGCTGTACCAGGATATTTTGATAAGGACAATCTGAAAGAACTTACTGGAATCGATTATAGTGCATCTTCATCAACTTCAAATATAGATGATATGTTTAAGGAAGAAATAGATGAATAATGATATCGTTCCTTCTTTATTAGAAGAAATTCAAAAACAGTTTGATGAAGAAATAAAAGCTAATGAAAAAATAAAATCAATTTTAATAAGACAAAAGCAGGGAGCGGTAGATTATACCGACTCTCTTTCTTTTGCAAAAGAATTAGGAGTTTCTTTAAAAAAAGTAATACAAGAAAATATCAATGAGGAAATGCTCCCTGATGGAAAAATGTATTACAACATTGCTCAAAGATTACTTGAACCAATGATCAAACAAAATTATGACTTGGTATCCAAACAATGTGAGGCTACACAAAATATTTTGAATAAAAAAGCTAATTTAGGATTAAAAGCAATTGTTCCTGAATATAACAAAGAAAAAACAGCAAGCATCATTGATTATATTTCAAATGCTGATAAGTATTCCCAACGTGAAAAAAGCTTTCTTGATTCATTAGAAACCAATGCAAAATCGGTCGTAGATGATTCAGTTCGAAACAATGCTGATTTTCATTACAATGCGGGGTTAAGACCTAAAATCATTAGAACAACAGTTGGAAAAACATGTAAATGGTGTCAGTCAATGGCTGGTGTTTATGATTACAGTAAAGTTAGTAATACAGGTAATAATGTTTTTAGAAGACATGCGAATTGCGACTGTACTGTAGTTTATGATCCTGGAGATGGCAGTAAGAAAGTACAGGATGTTTGGAGTAAAAGAATTGATTATAGAGAAAATATTAGGAAAAATTCAAATTTTATGGGTGCAAAGAAACCCTTCAATATGAAATTAGGAAAAAAAGAGATTTCTTTTGTTACGTATAAAAATGACAAATATTCTAATATCTATTGTCAAACATATTCGCAAAATTCAAAAAGAATGTGTGAATACTTAAATACTAAAATAAATCAAGAATATCGATATGGAAAAATAAACAATATCGTGGTGGTTCAAAAAAATGCATTACAGGGTATTGCCTGTTATGATCATATAAATAATGATTTATTTATATGTGAAGAACTGATAAGTAATAAGTTTTCACAAATTGTTGATACCTCATATTTTCCATCTAAAAATTTAGATGATGTATTAAATCATGAACTAGGTGGTCATAAAAAACATTGGGAAGTTGTAAGAAAATATCAACAAGCAAACAATATAAGTGAATTACAAGCCAAAAATGATTTAGAAGAAAAACTAAGAAATTATGTGCTTAATCAGGAAACAAATGATATAATGTATATAAGAAAAAACGTAAGTCAAAATGCGCAAGAATCATTTAAAAATACAAAATCATTGAATGAATTAATAGCAGATTGTATTGTCTTGAATAAGCAAAACAGTGTTTCTGATGAATTTTTAGACAGATTAGTTATGGAGGTGCTTGGTTATGATGGTTAATCCCACAAAAAGGCAAAAAGAACTTATTAAAATATTTGAAGAAGAAGTTGCTCCTTGGTGCTATGTTGATAAAAAAACAGGTGAAATCAAATTAAAAGAAGATGCACCAAAAAATATCAAAGACAAATATTATTTATATATGAATAGTTAACCGACTACTGTCGGTTTTTCTTTTGCTCAATTTTAAAGAAAGGAGAATGACAATGTTAAATGCGTTATTAATTATTTTTGTTATAGCAAAAATATTAGGCTTTATAACTTGGTCGTGGTGGATTGTATTAAGTCCGTTATTGATTCAAGTATCAATTGGTTTATTAAGTTTAGTATTTTATGGTGTAGCTAATTTTAGAATTACGAGCCTTTTAAAGAAGCTTAAAAAGGAACTTTAAGGAGAGGAGGTATCTTATGGCACAAGGATTAAGACCGCATAGACATGTATGCTTTGTAAGTGATATTCAACCATATTACGATAAGAAAAAGCATCAAAAAATGAAAAAAATCACTTTTGAGTGCTATATACCTAACTGTAACTATTGTTATTCAGTCAGTGAAGAGTATCGACCACCACCAAAAAAAGCGAATATGAAGTAGGAGGTAAAAGGAATGTCTGAAAAAAGAATTGGAAGACAAACTCCTACAACTTCGTTAGTGCTTCCTTACATAGAAACAAAAGGGAAGGAAGCGGTAGAAATTTACAACAAAACCGGCAGAACTGCTAGAGAGTGGCAGGAACTATTGATTTATGACATTTTAGCAATTGATAAAGAGGGGATGTGGGTTCATTCCCGTTTTTGTTATAGCTTACCTCGAAGAAATGGGAAAACTGAAGATGTTATTATGAGGATCATGTGGGGCATAGCTCATGGTGAAAAGATACTCTATACGGCTCATATGATTTCTACAGCACATTCAGTATTTGAAACAATATGTGCATTGCTCGACCAGGCTGAAATAGAATATACGTCAGTTAAGGCAAAAGGTTCAGAAAATATACGTTTATTGAATGAAAAAGGAAAAGCCTATAAATTAGATCATCTTGTTAATTTTAGAACTCGTTCTAATACCGGTGGTTTGGGTGAAGGATATGATGTGCTGGTTATTGATGAAGCACAGGAATACACGATTGATCAAGAAAGTGCGCTAAAGTATGTTATTTCAGCAAGTTCCAATCCTCAAACAATTATGTTAGGAACACCACCAACTGCAATTTCTCATGGGACAGTATTTCAAAAAATGAGAGATAAGGTTTTAGAAGGAAAAAGCAAGAATACAGGCTGGGCCGAATGGTCTATTGAGCATATGCATGATCCATATGATAGAGATGCCTGGTATGAAACTAACCCGTCCTTAGGACAAGGATTGACAGAACGTGTAATTGAAAATGAAATTACATCAGATGATGTTGATTTCAATATTCAAAGGTTAGGACATTGGCTATCATATTCACAAGGCAGTGAATTTTCGAAAAAGGAATGGGAAAATCTCAAAGTTGTAACAGTTCCCAATTTTCAAAATAAGCTTTTTGTGGGTATTAAGTATGGAGTGGATGGAAAACATGTTGCCATGTCGATTGCTACAAAGGTAGATGAAAAGATTTTTGTTGAATCGATTGATTGTCAAAGTGTTAGAAATGGCAATACATGGATCATTTCATTTCTAAAAGAAGCGGACATAGAAAAAATTGTTATTGATGGAAGTGGCTCTCAACAGATATTGAGTGATGAAATCAAGGACTATGGAATAAAGCTGAAACCTGTACTTCCTAAGGTATCGGATGTGGTTGTAGCAAACAATATGTTTGAACAGGCAGTTACATCTTCAAAAAACATATGTCATAATGACCAGCCATCTTTAAAACAAATTGTAACCAACTGTAAAAGAAGGGCAATTGGTACAAATGGCGGTTTTGGATTTAAAGCAATGATGGAAGAACATGAAATAGCATTGCTTGATAGTGTAATCTTAGCCCATTGGGCATGTGCAACATACAAAGGGGTTAAGAAAAAACAAAAAATAAGTTGTTAAGCGAACGAAAGTTCGTTTTTTTTATGCAAATTACGTTACTAACGGTAAATAGGAGAAATACAAATGAGTGAATTTAAAGAAATTAAAACACAAGAAGAATTTGATACAGCTATCAAAGAAAGATTGGCTAGAGAAAACAAAAAATATGAAGGATTTGTAAGTCCTGACAAATTAGCAGAATTAAAAGCCGATTATGAAAAAGAAATCAGTAAAAAATATGAAGGTTATACTTCACCAGATGACCTAGCAACCATGAAAAAAGAATATGAAGGGAAAATTGCAAAATATGAGTCCGACTCAGTAAAAACGAGAATTGCAAATGAAATGGGATTGCCTTCATCTATTGCTTCACGTTTGAAAGGTTCAAATGAGGAAGAAATTCGTAAAGATGCTGAATCATTTGCTGGCTTTTTTCAAAAAGAACCACCTTTAGCAACAGGTGAACAAACAGTTGCTAATGAAGAACAAGCAAAAAATGTTGCTTTAAAAAAATTATTAAAAAATTTAAGACAAGGAGATTAAGATAATGGCAGTATTAAGCAAAGGAAATTTATTTGATCCTGTATTAACAAAGGATCTAATCAACAAAGTAAAGGGAAAATCAAGTTTAGCTGTTTTATCAGCGCAAACACCAATTCCATTTAATGGTTCAAAAGAATTTACTTTTTCTATGGATAATGAAGTAGATATTGTTGCTGAAAATGGTAAGAAAAGTGAAGGCGGAGCTTCAATGGATCCAGTAATTATTGTTCCAATCAAATTTGAATATGGTGCTCGTGTTTCTAATGAATTTATGTTTGCCAGTGAAGAAGAACAATTAGATATTTTAAAAGAATTTAATGAAGGATTTGCTAAAAAAGTTGCTAGAGGTTTAGATATCGCTGCATTCCACGGTTTAAATCCTAGAACTGGCGAAAAATCTGCAGTAGTAGGAGAAAATAACTTTGATAGTAAAGTTACACAAACCGTTACTTATGCAAATGATAATCCTGATGATTGCTTAGATACAGCAATTGCAACAGTTGAGGATGCCGATTGTGAAGTAACAGGTATTGTAATCAACTCTGCAGTACGTAGTGATCTATCAAAAATGAAATCTACGACAGGAGATCCATTGTATCCTGAATTCCGTTTTGGTGGTAAACCATCAACATTAGGTTCTCAAGCATTAGATACAAATAATACAGTATCATTTGGTTCAGAAACAAAAGACCAAGCAATTGTAGGTGACTTCGCTAATATGTTCAAATGGGGATATTCAAAAGAGATTCCATTAAAAATTATTGAATTTGGTGATCCTGACAATTCAGGAAGAGACTTACAAGGATATAATCAAGTGTATATTCGTGCTGAAGTATTTATGGGATGGGGAATCCTAGATGCTAATTCATTTACAAGGGTGGTAAAAGCATAATGGCAACATATAGGAATAAAAAAACAGGTGCAACCATCACTACTGATTTGATTATCAGTGGTGGTGATTGGGAAATTGAAGAAAAAAAGAAAAAAGAACCTAAAAAAAATGCTGATAAAGATGTGCCACCTAAAGATGGTGGAGCTGATGAGTAATGATACCATTTGTAACAATAGATGATGTTACTTTGCTGTTTAGAGATTTAACAGTAGATGAAACAAAAAAGGCAACATTTTTATTAACTGTTGTTTCAGATTGTTTGAGACAAGAAGCAAAAAAAGCTGGGAAAAATCTTGATCAAATGATAGAAAATGGAGATGTATATGAAAATGTAGTTAAAAGTGTATGTGTTGATATTATTGCTCGTAACTTGATGACTTCAACTAACAGCGAACCTATGGAACAGATGTCACAATCAGCTCTTGGATACTCTGTATCAGGTACTTTTTTGGTACCTGGAGGAGGTTTGTTCATTAAAAAAAGTGAGCTTGCCAGACTAGGCTTGCGTAGACAAAGAATAGGTGTAATTGATATTTATGGCAATGATTAAAGGTATTCCTGTTGTTTTATTACAAAAAATAAAGGTTGATGAGGATCCTTTTGGACAAGCTATTTATCAAGAACGAGAAATTATAGTTGAAAATGTTCTTGTTTCACCATCATCAGCCAATGATATTATTACTTCACAAAATTTAACCGGCAAAAAAGCAGTTTATACTCTTGCAATTCCTAAAGGTGACCAAAATTCTTGGGAAGATAACAATGTTGTTTTTTTAGGAAGAAAGTGGCATGTATTGGGTTTTGCAATTGAAGGAATAGATGAAAATATTCCTTTAGATTGGAATAAGAAAGTAATGGTAGAAAGATATGGCTAAAATAGTACTTGATAAAAAAGGTGTAAGGGAATTACTTAGATCTCAAGAAATGATGGATATTTGCCTAGAACATGCAGAAGCAACCAAAGCAGCTGCTGGTGGTGAAGGATATGAGATATCTTCTCATGTTGGAACTAATCGTGTAAATGCATCTGTTAGAGCAGATACAATAGAAACAATAAAAGATAACTACAAAAACAATACATTAATAAAAAGTTTGAGGTGATAAAAATGATTGAAGAAATTGTTTTTAATTATCTTAAAAACAAATTGAATGTTCCTGTGACATTTGAAAATATTAATGAAGTTGAATATGTACTCATTGGTAAAAGTGGCAGTAGTAGATTTGATTTTACAAACACGGCCACTTTTTTTATTCAATCGTATTCGTCTTCAAAATATAAAGCATCTTTACTCAATGAAAAAGTAAAAGATGTCATGTATGACTTAATTGAGTTGGATGAGATTACAGCATTACATCTCAATAGTGATTATGATTATACAGATACAACAATAAAGAAATATCGATATCAGGCTGTGTTTGATATTGGATATTTTTAGAAAGGAGTAGATACAGATGGACGCAAAAAATGTAAGTGCAGCTAAACCTAAAATAGGTGGTTCAGTATTTGTTGCACCCTTAGGTACAAAACTACCAGAAGATGCAAAAAGTGAATTGGATGCTAAATTCAATTCATTAGGATATTGTTCAGATGATGGAGTTTCAAACAATAACTCACCTGAAACAGATACTCAAAAAGCATGGGGTGGAGCTGTTGTTTTAAATTTATTTTCTGGAAAAGAGGATACATTTAAATTAAAGTTGATTGAATCATTGAACGTAAATGTATTGAAAACAGTTTATGGATCCAGCAACGTTACTGGAGATTTAGATACTGGATTAACAATCAAGGCTAAAAATGAGGAACCTGAACAGTTTTCATGGGTCATTGATATGATTCTAAAAGGGAAAATTTTAAAAAGACTTGTTATCCCATGTGCTGGGATTACTGAAATTGGTGAAATTAAATATTCTGATAGTGATGCTATTGGTTATGAAATAACTTTTTCAGGAGTTCCTGATGAAACAGAAACATCCCATTATGATTATATGATCAAGAAAAAAGAAGGAGAGTAATCTAGATGAAGATAATTGGTATTACAAAACAAGGATTTCATTATTCTGTAGATGATGCAGTAGGTGATGATTGGGAACTTATTGAAATTTTAAGTGAAATGAACAATGATGAATATTTAAGTGTTGTTCCTTTTGCTAAAAAGCTTTTAGGAAATGCCCAATATGAAAGATTAAAAAAATTCTGCAGAGATAAAAAAACAGGTAGAGTTCTTACAAGCAAAATGCAAGAAAACATCATGGACATTTTTAATTCAAATAAAAAAGTAAAAAACTAGTGATCCTCGCCAACATGATAAAAACTGATGAGGATGCTTTAATTTGTGATTTAGCAGAAACTTATCAAATATATGATTATAAGTCGCTTCCAGCATATATGGTTGCGACTTTTTCAGTTGGTTTGAGGGAAAATTCAAGAATAAAAATGAAGTTGAGCAATCAAAAGGTTCCTTTTGGGGAATTGCTTTTATCAATGATTTCAGATGAATTGACAAGATTGATTTGGATGAAAACAGAAGATGGTGTAAAAGGCATCAATCCTCCTAAATCGATAGTATCACTTATTTTAAACAATGGAGAAGAAAATACTGTCAATGATGGTTTTCAAACTGTTGAAGAATATGAAAAAGCAAGATTAGAGATTATAAGGGAAGGAGGATAATATGGCAACCAATTTAGCAAAAGCATATGTTCAAATTGTTCCCTCTGCTGAAGGAATGAAGGGCATGATTGAACAGGCCATGGGGAAAGATCCTGAAGAAGCAGGAGAAAAAGCGGGGAATTCAATTGCTTCAAAAATAAAGAATATCATTGTTGCTGCTGGAATTGGAAAAGTTGTATCTCAGGCTTTTACCGAAGGTGGTGCTTTAGAACAATCTTTAGGTGGGATTGAAACGTTGTATAAGGAAAATGCTGATAAAATGAAAGCTTATGCAAAAGAAGCCTATAAAACATCAGGTGTCAGTGCAAATGCTTATATGGAAAATGTTACTTCATTTTCAGCGTCTTTGATTTCAAGTTTAAAGGGTGATACAAGCAAGGCAGCCGACATAGCTAACAGAGCTATGCAGGATATGTCTGATAATTCCAATAAATTTGGTACCAATATACAAGATATTCAAAATGCATATCAAGGTTTTGCAAAGCAAAACTATACCATGCTTGATAACTTGAAGCTTGGATACGGCGGAACAAAAGAAGAAATGCAACGACTTCTTAAAGATGCTCAAAAGTTGAGTGGTCAAAAGTATGATATTAGTAATCTAGCGGATGTTTATACAGCTATAGGAGTTATACAAGATAACTTAGACATTACAGGAACAACCGCCAAAGAAGCAGCTACTACGTTTAGTGGTTCATTTGCTTCAATGAAAGCTGCAGCACAAGATTTTTTAGGAAATGTTGCTATTGGAGGGGATGTTACAGGTGCCTTATCCAATTTGATTACTACAGCTTCTACATTTCTTTTTGATAATGCTGCCCCAATGGCATTAAACATTGTTCAGGGATTTGCTACTGCATTGATATCAGCAACACCTATTCTATTTCAAAAAGGTTATGATCTTTTGAATAGTTTGGTAACAGGCTTTGTACAAAATGTTCCTGTTGTACTTCCTCAAATATTACAATTTGTACAGGATATAGGAACAAATCTTGCACAAAAAGCACCGGAGATGATTTCTATGGGGTTTGATTTATTAAGCCGATTGTTAGATGGAATCATTTCGGCAATACCAATACTTGTAGAATATGTTCCTAATATCATAACGACATTTGCAAACATCATTAATGATAATTTCCCTACAATTTTACAAAAGGGTGCAGAATTGATTTGGCAATTAGTACAGGGATTGATTGGTGCAATTCCAACAATTGTGGCTAATATTCCTCAAATAATCCAAGCTATTGTTTCAGCATTTATGGCTTTTCAATGGCTCAATTTAGGAAAAAATATTATTAAAAATGTTGGTGATGGTATTAAGGGAATGGTCTCTTGGATAAAAGAATGTGGAAAAGCAATTGTTGATGGTATTAAACATTCCTTTTCTGAAAGTACAAATGTTGGTGTGAACCTTGTTAAAGGTCTATGGAATGGTATCAATTCTGTAAAAGATTGGATTTTAGGAAAAATCAAGGGATTTGGAGATGCTGTTTTAAATGGATTGAAATCTTTCTTTGGAATTCATTCACCTTCAAAAGTCATGGCTGATGAAGTTGGTAAATATCTTCCTCAAGGTATTGCAGTTGGGATTGAAGCAAACACTAAAGATGTATATGATGCAATGAACGGTATTTCAAAACAAACATTGGATTTAGCAAGTGAAGGCTTTGATACTGAACAAAATAAATCAAATTCAAATAATGATGTAAATTATCTATTAGAAATCATTATTAAATTATTGAAGGTAATTGCTGATAAAGGTGATACAGGTAATGATTTTAGTGATAGAGATTTCATTCGTATGTTGAAAAGTTTGGGGGTTGTATTTTCATGAGAGTAAGATATATAAATTCTCAAAATTATAGTGTTGACTTTGTAGATGCAAATATTCTTCCAACAAGTGGCTATCTTCATCAAAGAAAATGGAATACTACAATTGAAAATGACAGTGTTAGTTTAAGTATAGGTAATTATACTTATACAATTACTTTAACATTGAGAGGAAGTCTAAAAGAAAGAAAAGAAACATTGGATAAAATGTGCGACATATTTGAACTTGATTGTATTAATGAAACACCAGGAACTTTGTACTTTGGAGATTATTATATTAAGTGCTATATTGTTTCATCAAACACTAGCATTGCTAATATTAATACAAGGACCAATGTAGAACTTGGCATTTTCTGTATCAAACAGGAATGGATCAAAGAGAAGAAATACAATTTGGTTATGTATGATGATAAAAGCAATCAGACAGGTATAAAGAAATATAAGTATCGATATCCGTTTTTATACTCCAATCAAAAGGGTGCTGTTCAAGCTATCAATGATTCATTAGCTGATGCTGACTTTATCATGCGATTTTATGGACCATGTGCGAATCCATATATAAAAGTAGGCAATATTTTATATCAAGTTAACACATCATTGATGGCTGGTGATTATTTAGAAATAAATTCTACTAATAATACTATTTTTGGTGTTTCAGTTTATGGTGAAAAAAGAAATCTCTTTAATTATAGAGATATGTCTAGAAGCGATTTTTTTACAAAAATACCTAGTGGTTCAAATGTTGTAGGATGGGATGGAACTTTTAAAGCCGAATTGATTATTCTTGATAAGAGAACAGAACCGAGGTGGCTTTAATGAAATTCATATATACAAATGACAAATATGAAGAACTGGGTGTATTAAAAAATTCATCAATTGATTTTGAGATTGGGAAGTATGACGTCGCATCAAATGATTATCAAATGTCTATCTCAATAGGATCATGGAACAGAGAATTTGATAAAGGTTCTCTTTTTTATTGCCAGGAGTGTGAATTTGGTGGAATCTTAGATGGTAAAAAAGTAGATACTTCTAAAAATTCAATTACATTTAAAGGCAAGACATTTAGAGGTCTTATTGAAAAAGAATATGTTCAGCCCCCTGATGGACAAGCCTATTATGTCGCAAATGGAGAAGCTAATCAGGTCATTGATAATCTTATTCATGGAAAATTTAATGATCTTTTTGTTGTCGACAATGTAGGATTAAGTGATATTGGTGTTAATTATCAAATAAGGGATTTGAATTTATTAGATGCACTTGAAAAAATGTTACTTAAGGCGGATATCCCTTCAAAACTAGAAATTACGTTTTATGATAAAAAGGTGCATTTACAAGCTGTTCCCATTGTTGATTTATCAGAATTATTAAGATATGACAATTCTTATGGCATTTCCATGATCTCTGAAAAAGCAATAAGCAAGTATAACCATATCGTTGCACTTGGAAAGGGTGAATTGACCGAAAGAATAAGAGTCAATTTATTTTTGCAAGATGATGGAACATGGAATACAAGTGAAAATGCAAAGTATGCAGGATTGAAAAGGAAAACATATCTTTATGATAATTCAAACGAAGAAGATGAATCAAAATTAATAGAAAGTTCTATTGCAGCAACGGAAAAAGCGAATGGCACGGATAATCTTAACATTAACTTTACAACGGATGAAGCTTCTTTGTTTGATTATGTTGGTTCCAAAGAAGAAATAACGGGAATAGAATTTAAAGAACAAATTACAAAAAAAGTTTTAAAGGTAACTATATCTGGTATTATTTCGCATTGCAAATTTGAATATAAGGTAGGTGATTAGATGTGCTAGAAAATATAACATTGAATGAGTCAAATGTTACAGCAAGTATTGATGCTTACATACACCATTGTTTGTTTGGGTACAATGGTGTTTTTAAATGTGGCCAACAGTTGAAGTGTGAAATCATAAACAACAATCTTTTAAAGATCTATGATGGCTTGTTTATTAATCAAGGAAGATTTTATAGGATTGCACCAGGTTCTTATGAAGAAATAAAATTAGAAAATGGTGTTGTTGGTCAAAAAAGATATGATCTAATCGTGTCTCATTTTGAAACAGATGGTGTCAATGAAAAGCATGAAATAAAAGTTATCAGTGGAGAAGGTGAAACTATTCCACAGTATACAAATAGTGATACATTCAATGGAGGTACAGTTAGTGAGATGCCTTTATATCTTGTAGAAATTGATGGAATAAGTATTAAAAGTGTTAAAAGTCAATTTGATATCATTCCTAATTTGCAAGAACTTATTGACAAAATGGTTATATATAAAGAATAGAGGTGATGATTTTGATTGTTGCTGAAATTATTCAAAAAGGATTGACTATATCTAGCAGTACTAGTGATATTCCATATCAATATAGTGGAAACATTCAAATGCAATTCATCAAGGATGAAGCCTATGATAATTTTAGTGTTATAGGTTTTTATAGAACAAATTATTTTGAAAAAACTCAGTTGTTGGAAATTGATGAAAATGGAGTGTTTTCATTAAATAAAGATGCATTTCAAAAAGATGGATTATTAAATTTATCTTTTCTGTTAGTTAGTGAATTAAAGGAAGTACATCTTGGTGTCGTATCTTTTATTGTTAAATCTACGATAGGAAATGGCAATGATATTCTTCCAGAAGAACGTACAGAATGGATAAAGATTGTTCGTAGTGAGGTTGACGGTTATTTAAAGTCAATTGATTTAGATGACAAGTTTGATATTATGCAAGATAAAGACTTGGAAAACATATGGAATGAAATTTTTAATTAAATAAATTTATAGAAAGAAAGAGGAAAAAAATATTATGAGTTTTGTAACTGATTCAATTTTAAAAACAGCCCTAGGGAAAATTAAATCATGGGGTGAAGGAAAATTTGTAGCGCAAGAATCCGGAAAAGGTTTATCTACAAATGATTATACGACAGCAGAAAAAACTAAATTGAGTGGTATTGCTGAAGGTGCTAATAAATATACTCACCCAACATATACAGCTAAAACATCAGGGTTATATAAAGTAACTGTAGATGGAACAGGCCACGTTAGTGCTACTACTGCTGTTGCCAAAGCTGACATTACAGCATTGGGTATTCCAGCACAAGATACAACTTATTCTAACATGGCAGCTGCTACTGCAAGTGCTGCAGGTAAGGCTGGTTTAGTTCCTGCTCCAGCTGCAGGAAAACAAGCATCATTCTTAAGAGGTGACGGTTCATGGGTGGTACCTGAAAACACTACTTATGCAGATGCAACAACATCTACACATGGTTTAATGAGTGCAGCTGATAAAACAAAATTAAACGGTGTTGCTACTGGTGCTCAAGCAAACAAAATTGAAACTGTAAAAGTAAATGGTACAGCTTTAACTCCTGATTCATCGAAAGCTGTAAATGTAGATTTATCTGCTTATGCTAAATCAGCTGATGTAACAAAAGAAATCGCATCTGCAGTATCAGGAGTAACTCAAATCGATTACTCAGTTGTCGAATCATTACCTTCAACTGGTAAAAAAGGTATTATCTATTTAGTTGCTAACAGTGGAACTGGAACTAATATCTATGATGAATACATCTATATCAATTCGAAATTTGAAAAATTAGGTTCAAGAGAAATGGATCTAAGTGCTTATGCTAAAAAGACTGATATTCCAACAAAAGTATCATCATTAACAAATGATTCAGGATATCAAACTGCAGCACAAGTAACTTCAGCTATCAATGCTAAATTAGCAGTAATGACTGATACTGAATTAAATACAATGTGGACTGAAGTATTTGGAGCATAATCAACTAGGAGGTCTTATATATGAAAGATTTCTTTAAGAGAGTTTTGTTTTCAAATGTAAGTGAGCACGCATCTTCAAAAACTGTTTCAGCTAATAGCGCTAAGATTCTAACAAGTGATATTTTGAAAACTTTTATGACAAAGTTAAAAGATACGTTTGCTTTGAAGTCACAATTAACATCATTGCAAAAGCAAGTTGGACAGCTTGAAAAGACAGTCAGTGAATTAGAAACTGATTTAAAGGATGCAGTATATTACAGAGAGTAGATTGATTTCTGCTCTTTTTTAAAAGGAGAAAAATATGAAAAATTTTGAAACACGTGAGTGCGTTGTACACACACACACACACAACGCTTACAGAAATTAGAGAAGGTACTATCAAGTGCCTTTTCGAATATTTCAAAAAGATTGGTGGTGACAAGCATTTAGATTAGTTTTAATCTGAATGTCAACATGCCAAAACTTATTGATAAAGATGGAAATGAATTGCTTAATTTACAAATGTCTACAGATGAACATTGGACAGGAAAATATTGGATTGATGGTAA